AAAGTCGTGGTACACAGACTGGTGGAGATGGTGGCCTCGGAGGTGGAGGTGGAGGCGGCGGTTGTGGCGGTGCCACTGGCGGTGCAGGTGGCGCTGGCTGCGCGGTTATTCGTTTTTACTTTTGAGGATTAAATAATGTCACTTTATGCAGTAATCAAAGGTGATGTTGTAGACGGCATCGCTGTCGCTGATGGCCCACTTGATACAAACAGTTTATGGGTTTGCGTTGACGGTATGAACCCTATGCCGGGTCCGCGCTGGACGTACGAAAACGGCGTATTTTCACCTCCAGTTGACCCTCCTCCAACCCCGCTTCCTAACATAATTACGAAAGTCGCATTTCGTTTTCGCATGACGGATGCCGAGTATGTTGGAGTTATTTCTGCTGCTAAGACCGATGTAGAAGTCGCAGCATGGGTCGAGACGTTCAATATGGTTTCCAAGATTGACCTTGATAATCAGCGCACAAAAGATGGCGTTGCAAATCTGGTTAGCAAGAATCTTTTAACTCAGGCTCGGGCTGACGAAATCTTGACTGCGCCAGTGCAGCCAAACGAGCGTCCGTAGGAGTAGGCAATGCCTAGCACAATTAATTCAACTACCACTGGCGTAAAAATAACTTCCGATTCCTCGGGTGCATTGAACATCCAAGTTGGCGGGGTTAATGCCATTGAGATTGGCGCGAGTGCTAGCGTTGTTATTGGCAACTTGGCGCTGCCGACTAGTCTTACTCTGACGACGCTAAATGCAACGTCGGCTAGCATCACCACCCTTTCGGGAACAAGTTCTACGTTTACAACCGTATCAGACGGCGTGGGCAACGTCCGTAACATCCCATCAGCCGGTGCCGCTAAAACGTCTGAGTACACCCTCACGATTTCTGACATCGGTGAGTTCATTACGATTGGCACTAGCGGAAAGGTACTTGTTCCGAATAACACCTTCTCAACTGGTAACGCTGTCTCTGTCTACAACGATACGACTGGCAACGTCAGTATCAACATCAGTACCACTACTGGGTATGTCGTTGGAACCAATACCAACCGTACTGGAGTAACGCTTGCGACCCGTGGCATTGCCAACATCCTTTTCATTAACCCGTCGTACTGCATCCTGTCCGGCAATCTGACATGAGTGGTTTGCAGCAACTATTTGTTGGTGGGAGCTACGGACTTGCCGCTCCTTCAAGCGTGGAATATTTAGTTGTTGCTGGTGGCGGTGGCGGTGGATACGGAACTGTTTTTACTGCTTTTAATTCTTTCCACCAAGATTATTTTACTTATGCTTGGTTTGGCGGTGGCGGCGGTGCTGGCGGGTATCGCACCGGGACGGGGTTGGCTGTAAGTAAAGGCACTACATATACCGTGACAGTTGGAGGCGGCGGTGGTGTTGGCGCTAACGGTGGAAATTCCGTTTTTTCTAGTATTACTTCGACTGGCGGAGGCACTGGGCAGTACTACGGCATCGCTTCTGGAAATGGTGGCAGCGGTGGCGGCGCTACTGGCGCAAACGACAGCTACGGGAATGACGCCGGATATAACAGAGGGACTCCCGGTTCAGGCACCTCTGGGCAAGGCTACGGTGGGTCTTATCCGGGTGGAGACTGGGAAAACGGTCGAGGGGGCGGCGGCGGCGGTGCTGCTGAAGCCGGTGGAACTGACGGATTAAGTTTGGGCGGTGACGGGTTGACTTCTTCAATCAGTGGCTCTTCCGTAACCTATGCCGGAGGTGGTACGGGCGGTAACGGAACTCGTTATGACGGGTCGTTGCCCGGCGGTGACGGCGGTGGCGGTGCTGGCGGTAATGCTGGCGAAACAGCAGGCAGTGGCACTCCAAATTCAGGTGGCGGCGGCGGTGGTGGTGGCGCTAGTTTGTGGGCTGGAATTGGAGGTTCCGCAGCGTCTGGTGGATCTGGCGTTGTAATTATTAGATACGCAAATAGTTTTGCCGCTGCTTCTGCAACTACTGGTTCTCCGACATATACCGTCTCTGGCGGTTTTCGTATTTATCGTTTTACTGGCTCTGGCTCAATCACTTGGTGACGCATGGCTCACTTTGCACAGCTTGATGAGAACAACGTCGTGCTTCAAGTCATCGTTGTAAATAACGAGGTTGTCCAAAACCTGCCATTCCCAGAGTCTGAATCTGTTGGCGTGGAATTTTGCCAGTCGTTGTATGGCGCAGACACAGTTTGGAAACAAACTTCGTATAACGCTAGGTTTAGATCAAGGTACGCTTTAATAGGCGGAAAATACGACCCACTGAAAGATGAATTTTGTCCATTACCGGCGGCACAAGATGACCCAATTCAAGACCTTAAAGATAGGTTCGGCGTCTTGTTTGCTTATCCGCATAAACTTTCAGAGTCGGAGCTGCCGTAATGGTTTTCCACAAAGCTACAAAGCAAGCATTTGTTTTTCCGCCTAAGACTGGAACAATTACATCAATTCATTTTTTAATTTCATGTGGGTGGAAGCGTTTGCCAAACCCTCATCAATACACAGCGGCGTTTGTTGAGGCTTATCCGAGTCTGAAAGACTACTCGCTGTACGGGTTTTTTCGAGATCCATTGAAACGATTTGAAAGTTCTGTTTTGTTTTTAAAACAGGTTTCCACCTTAAAGTTGACTGAAAATTATTTTGAAAAGGTTATAGCGGAGGCAGGTTTTAATAAAACGAGAGAATCAATTTGCTATGACGAAGTTATTGATTTATTTCCTTTGTTACTCCGCAGATTTGATCGGTTTTTTTCGCCCCAGTCAACGTGGTTGGATTTCCCAAATGTAACGACGTTAGACTTTGAAAATCTTGAGTCGGAGTTGAAAAGAATTGCCGGGCATCATGATAAGGCTGTAACTCGGTACAACGCTTCAACAGACTTTGGGCGTAGCGTTATTACTGACAAAGTGCGTAACTTTGTGCGTGATTATTACGCCGCCGATTATGATTTTGCAAAGAATGTCCTAGGCAAGGAATACTAGTACATGCTTGGCTTTAGCCCGTTTGCAGCGAATCCCTTTGCGGCAGTTATTGCCGGGGATCAGATTGTTGAAGTTACTGGGGTTGAAGCCACCGGTCAGGTAGGGTCTGTCCTTGTTGCGGCTGGTGCCACTGCGTTCATTACTGGCCTTGAGGCAACCGGCGAAGTCGGCACGGTTTTCGTCTCCACCCAGCAGAACTTGGCTGTTACGGGTGTTGAGGCTAACGGTCAGGTCGGCACGGTCGTTGTTAACGGCGAAGTCATTGCGCTTGTAACCGGCGTTGAAGCCACTGGCGAGACTGGCGATGAAATTGTTGTTGGTACGGCTGTTGTCATTGAGGACGGTGTTGAAGGTACGGGCCAAGTCGGCACCGTAACCGCCTTCGGTCAGACTCTTGTACCCGTCACGGGTGTTGAAGCTACAGGTCAACTTGGTACCGTCACGGTTGTTGCCGAAGCCTATATCTTCCTTACGGGAGTATCTGCAACAGGCCAAGTCGGTACGGTTCAGACCGCTGCCAACGCTGATGTCTTTGCCGTTGGTGTTGAGGCCACGGGTCAGGTTGGTAACGTAAATGTTACTGCCGCAGCCAACGTCCCGGTCACTGGACTTCAGGCAAATGGTCAAGTCGGTACTGTAGCAGTCGGTATTTTCATAATAGTCCCTGTTACCGGGGTTTCTGCTACAGGTCAGGTTGGCTCGGTCACAACTTCGGCGGGTGCGACAGTCCTCGTTACGGGCGTATCCGGTACCGGAGTCATAGGTCAAGTGACGGTTTGGGGTAATATCGTGCCTGTCCCGACCGGGCCGTGGACACCGATTAATACAGGCGATACAGATATTTGGACGCCAATAGCGGCGTAGAGGCTTAAAGATGGCTACAAGTTATTCACCTAATCTTGCCTTGACTCTTCAGGGCACCAACGATAACCCCGGTACTTGGGGCGATATCACCAACACTAACTTGGGAACCCTGCTTGAGCAGGCCATCAGTGGCTATGAGGTTCAGTCTCTAACCTCGGGAACGACGCTGACTCTGACTATCCCGAACGGCTCAAGCGGCGTGGCTCGTAACATGTATCTGGAGTTCACGGGTAACGGTAGCACGGTCATCGTCCCGGCTAACAAAAAACTCTACTTTGTCTATAACAACTGCTCGTCCGGTACGATCACGATGAAAGTCGCTGGTCAGACGGGTGTGACAGTTGCAAACGGCGAAAAGATGGCTTTGGTTTCTAACGGTACAGACATCGTTGAAGCCATCACTGTTTCTGCTCTTGAAGGCATTACTACCGCAGCAACAACTGCGCTTGGCATTGATGCTGGCGATAGCGTGACCACTGGCACTAGTTCTGTATTCGTTGGTTATGAGGCTGGAACTTCTGTTACCACTGGTAACTTCACTACCGCAGTTGGTTATGGAGCCGCACGTTCAATAGTTTCTGCAAGTAGCACTACGGCTCTCGGTTATTTCGCTGGCTATAACCTAACTGGCAATTTTAACACCGCGATTGGACGCGGCGCGATGCAAGGCGGTGGAACTGCAACTGGAACAGAAAACACCGCTGTTGGGATGCAAGCACTTAACGTGCTTTCAACCGGTGGAAATAACTCTTGTTTTGGGTTTCAAGCCGGTTATGACTTAACGACGGCGAACTGGAACACTTTAATAGGCGCGTATGCTGGACAGAACGTCATTAGTGGCGCTGCCAATACGTTAGTTGGGTATCAAGCGGGAAATGGCATAACTACTGGCACAACTAATTCTGCTCTTGGTGATTCTGCTTATCTAACGGGTAATTACACCAATTCTACTTGTCTTGGCTATGACTCTGCTGTTACTGGAAATAGTCAGGTTCAATTAGGCGCTTCTAATACCACCACCTATGCTTACGGCGCTGTCCAAGATCGTTCGGACGCTCGTGACAAGGCTGACATTCAAGATACTGATCTCGGCCTGAGTTTCATCATGGCATTGCAGCCGCGCAAGTTCCGCTGGGATATGCGTGACGATTATAAACCGCCCAAACCGGGTCCGGATGCGACACCCGAAGATTGGGCTGCATACGATGAAGCCTGTAAGTTGGATAACCTGACCCATGACGGTACGCACAAACGCAACCGTTTCCATCAAGGTCTGATTGCTCAAGAAGTCAAAGCCACGATGGATGCGATGGGCGTGGATTTTGGTGGCTACCAAGATCACAAGATCAACGGCGGTCAGGATGTGCTGTCTATCGGTTACGAAGAGATGATTGCTCCGCTAATCAAAGCCATCCAAGAACTCAAAGCCGAGTTCGATGAGTACAAGAGGACGCATCCATGATGACGATGATCTCAACCTTCCTGTCGTTCCTCGCAGGTGGGCTGCCCAAGATCCTGCAAATCTTCCAAGACCGGCAGGATAAGAAACATGAGTTGGCTCTGGTTGCTGCCCAGAAGGAGCGTGAGTTGGCGCTGGCTGAGCGTGGGTTCATTGCTCAGGCTCGGGTCGAAGAGATCAAACTAGAGCAGATTCAGACACAGACCGCAGGCGAAGAACGCCAAGCCCTGTATCAGCACGACATGGAAATCGGCAAGGGCGCGAGTCAGTGGATGATCAACCTCCGGGCTTCTGTCCGTCCGGTTGTGACTTACATCTTCGTGCTGGAGCTTGTCGCCATCAACATTGCTGGTGTTTGGTACGCCTACAACACGGGTGTGCCGTTTGCCGCTGCGATGGCAGAAGTATTTTCGGATGACGAGATGTTAATCCTGTCTTCAATCATTGCCTTTTGGTTCGGCACACAGGCGTTTGGCAAAAAGTGAAAGTCTCCAAGGCTGCCATCGACATGATCAAACATCACGAGGGGGTACGGACCAAGCCTTACCGCTGCCCTGCTCTCTTGTGGACTGTCGGTGTCGGCCATGTGATTGACCCAAAACACACCGCTACCCCATTTAATGAACGCAAAGATCTACCGATACCCGCAGGCTGGGACCGGGTTCTCACGATGGACGAGGTGGACTGGATACTTGCTCAAGACCTTGGTCGGTTTGAGCGTGGCGTGGTTCGACTTTGCCCTGCTTCTGTTGGCAATCAAGGAATCTTCGATTCTCTCGTCAGTTTTGCCTTCAACGTGGGTCTTGGCAATCTCCAGCGTTCTTCCCTTCGGATGAAGACCAACCGGGGTGACTTTGAGGAAGCGGCTGACGAATTTCTGAAGTGGACAAAGGCGGGTGGTAGAGTGCTGCCGGGTCTGGTCAAACGGCGTAACGATGAACGTGCGCTGTATCTATCTGGAGTTGCCTGATGGCACTGCAAAAACTTCAATTCCGCGCTGGCGTAAACCGCGAATCCACTAACTACGCCAACGAAGGCGGTTACTACAGCAGCGATAAGGTTCGCTTTCGTTCTGGCTATGCCCAGAAGATCGGTGGTTGGACTAACTCCTCTGACACTGGCGATACCTATGATGGTGTTGCCCGATACCTCTGGAACTACGTCACCACAGACGGACTGAATTTGATGTTCGTTGGGACCAACCAGAAGGTCTATGTAGAACTAGGCGGTGACTACAACGACATCACTCCGGCCGCTTCAACTGCAAGTCTGACTGTTAATCCTTTTACTACAGAAGCAAATACTCGAAATATATTTGTCTCCAAAACAGCCCACGGGTTGTCGCTTGGCACGTATGTATCGTTCTCAGGTGCGACTACGCTGACTGTCGGTGGTCAGCCTCTGTACATAAATGGTCCGTATGAAGTTGTCTCTATACCTAGCGGCAACACATTCACGATCTTCTCACCATCTATCAACGTCTCTGCTGTTACGGGTGGAGGTTCGGCTGTAATTGCTACGTTTGATATCAACGCTGGCAACGCTGTATATACAACCGGTGTAGGTTGGGGCGGACCCCCGTGGGGCGCTGGTGGCTGGGGGTCAAATGTTCCAGAAGGCGTTCAACTTCGTATCTGGTCTGCGTTTAACTACGGTAACGA